AGTAAGAAACATGTTAAGCGTTCTAGAGAGAAAAAAAGCCGCAAAATGCGTGGTGGTGCTACTTCAGTAATGGGCCGTGCTGCACAATTTGGAGAAGTTGTAAATAGAAGACCACCTGAACCAGCCGGTAAATATGAAGAAGCATTTGCACCAATAAGTGAAATAAATGTTGCGTCTACTACAGAAACAAACCCGGCGACCAATCCCACATTAAGTACAACAACTCATACTTATGTTCCAATGGGTGGAGAATTTGGATCAGTTGTAAATATAAATGCACCAAGACAGAATAAATTTTATGAAATGCATACCCTTAATCAAAATGGAAATGTAAAAGCAAATAGCAACGGTGTTGTTACAGAGAAGTCTGCTTATGATACACTTAAAAGAGATGTAGTAGAATTATCACCATATTATAATTCACAATTAGAACAACCACAAACTGAAGATGAATTAAAATTATTTTATGATGTTGTTGCTAAAATAATTAAATTATTAGGGATTAAACCAACGGCTGTTAAAGATATACAAACTGCTTTGAACAAACTTAGTAGTTTAAGTGCGGAAGAATTATCAAAACTTCAGGCAGAATTAGAGAAATTAATTGATAAATACCAACCATTATATGAACCGATTCATGAAGGAAACGTGAGAGTATATGAAACAATAAAAAACAATCCAACACCATTACAAGAACAAAATCCACCACCAATACCACCACCAAGAACATTTAGAAACCCAAGCTATGAACAATCACCAGAAAGTAATTGTAGTAATAAAAGTAAAGAAGATTGTAAGAAAAGCCCAAAATGTAAATTAGTGAAAACAAAATCAAGAGGAAAATTAGGTTTCTCTAGAATAATTAGCACTTGTGTTAAAAAGAAAACAATAACTCCTCAAACCTACGAAGAACCTAGGCCCGTTAAACAAACCGGCGTAGAATCACCATATTTAGAACCTGATTAAAGATCTAAAGAAAGTGGTGCTTATGTTGCATTTGCACCTGCTAATTTAGAGGGACAAAATAAAGTAAATTAAATCATGACATATTCCTTGTAAAATTGATTTAAAATTATTTCTTTATATTATAATAACAATTCGATGGACGACTTTGGAATTATTAACTATATAGAAGGTGATGAAATTGATGATGACAACCGTCAACCTAATTTCAACGAAACTTACCATAGTATCGAAGATATACACAAAAACTATGAAATCCTAAAAAGAGGAAATATTAGCAGACCTGTAATGACTAGATATGAAAGAACAAAGATTATTGGTCTCCGCGCGGAAATGATTGCCAGAGGAGCAAAACCTCGTATTACAGTTCCCAAGCATGTAACTAGCACTATTACTATCGCAGAAATGGAATTTAAGGCAAAAATGACACCTTTCCTTATTAGACGTGAAACAAGTAAGGGTTATGAATATTGGAAACTAGAGGACCTAGTAGTAAGGTGAAATTAAATGACAAAAAGATTTTTACCTGGATAAATATTTTTTTATTTTATTTAAGTATTTTATAGGATATGGCACAAGCTTTAAGTAGGAAATTATCACGTTTAAGTAGAAAAATACGTAATAGATTACCTAAAATAAGAACAAAGATAAGAACAAGAACAATAAGACGAAAACCCTCTACAACAAGTAGAGCTTCATCTCCAATAAGAACTACATATAAAACATCTACTCTAGGGAGGTTAGGAATAACTACTCCAAATCATACTCCAACAAGAAGAAGGCAAAGCGCATCTCCCACAAGAAGCCGCAGCCCATCTCCAGGGTATGTTTCTGTTTCAGCACAAGATCACCCACAAATAACTCATTATCCTGTAGCTGCGGCTACAAACGCTAATGGTGCTGAGGTAAGTGAATTTGAATTAGAAAAAACCCCTGTATCGCAAATAGGAAATAACAGATTAGGACCTAATTTAAATGAAAGATATAGAGAACAAATAAAATATTGTTCTAAACAAATGGATGAAGTCTCTTGTAATAAACAAAAGGTTATATTAAAAAGTGGAGACAAAAATTTATGTAGATGGAATGGAACAAAATGTGAAATAAACTCGATTACCAATTAATCTACTGCTTCCACCTATTACCACAGTTCAAGCATGTAATAAATGTAGTCATAGCTTCATCTGCTGACCTCGTCTGTAGCTCATAATAAGTGCATTTTCTACTCTTACACCTTCCACACTTGAACTGGTCGGTCATAGCCTCTGCCTTCTCTTCATATAGCAACTTATCGCGTTTATATTTCTCGTCCATCATCTGTTTCCAGTGTTCTGGGAATAGTTCCTGAAAACTCATATTAGCAATATTATCTAGGCTCAAAGTGCCTTCACGTATTTTTTCAATCAAACCCTTATTCCCAATATATCCATCACCATAAATATTACTATAAAGACTTCGCATTTTATTCACATAAATCTTCCTGATTGCTGGATTTTCCCATTTCTTCGCCATCTTCCTAGAATTTGCTGTTTTAATTGTATAATTCAATACACTCTGTTCTATCTTGGCAAACTGTGAATCAGTAATACCAATATTAGCATACAATTCACTCAATACGATAGTTTTAGCAATATAATTTTCATCACTACGCACTTCATCCGTAAGTTTCATAATATCACTACTCTGTTCCTCCAATTCTACATCTCCAGTATCATCCTCATCAACATTCTTAATTTCAGGCGTATTTGTAGGCTTTGACAACTGGACGTTCTCAATATAGTCTTCCTCCTCATCAACTTCCTCATCACCCTCCGCATCTCCATATTCTACACCTTCCAAGCCATCATCATCATCTTCACCTTCACCATTCAACATAGTATCGTCTTCACCTTCTTCTTCGTCTTCGGGGTCATCATCTCCCGGTTCTCCATCCAAAGACTCAATATCATCCAAATCCTCTTCTCCTGCCTCGTCTTCATCTTCCTCTACTACAGGCTCTTTCTTCTTTTTCTCTGTAATTTTTACTTTAACAGTCTTAGGCGGACTAGCCTTTGTTTCATCCTCAAATTTCGCCTCTGGATACATTTCCAAAAATTCTTCACTTGATAATGAAATTGGCTGCTCTTTCTTATTTGTTTTAATTATCAAACAATCACCACATAGTTTCAAATCGGCTACAAATGGATTAATATTCTTACATCTAGAACCAGCATTATACCCAAAAACAATAACATTAAAATCAGGATTTTCAGTATATTCTCTTACAACTGATACTGTCTTTCCATTTGTAGTTAAAATACCTTTTACTGTTGGTGTTCTAAATGTTTTTTTTACAGAATTCTGTGATTGTTTAGAATTCAAAGGCACATCCTTAGATACTACAGCTCCCCCATATTCAATTGCTACGCAGTTAACCATGAACTTATTATATTGTTATTATAATCCGCTGGATAATATCTTAAATCAATTTTTATACAAAAAAAGATAAATAAAATAACTTAGGAAAACTAGAGAGAATACTATACAAGATGCTTGAATACTTCAAAAATTCAATCGGTGAAAAATCATTTAACTTCTATGGAATTTATCTTGGAAACGAACAAATTTCTAATACTGAAGGAGTAAGTAGTTTTAATATCAAACTCTCACCTGTTATAATTCAAAATTTTAAGAAATATCTATCAAGATTTAAAACAGTTAATTATCAGGAGTATAGATTTATAGACAAAAACACTATTCTTCGTATTTGTAATGGTGAACGCCAGTATTATCGCGAAAATGTAGAAGATACCCAGGTTGACGACGGATTATCAGACTACCTCAAATTCATACACTGTAAGCTTTCTAGAAATAAAATTCCTAGAACTGAATTTCCTAGTAAGTCTAAGTATCATGAGCTTACTAGTGATACAACAGAATATTCAGTAAGCGATACAATAAAAGTATTTATTAGAAACTCTAGTAAAGTGTATATTGAAATAAAAAAAGATGAATATATTGATACAACAATAGAATGTCTAGAGAACACTTTAAAAGAATTAGTTTCTGTAATTACTACTGACAGTGACGATAACTAATGTAAAGACCACTAGTTTCACTTGGTCGAGTAATTTCACACACATCTCCACGCCTCATTCCAAGAAATTTCGCAACTGGGTCAGTTTTGAGAATAATAGGCAACTGATTATAATTAACAATATCATATTTCTCCAAAAGTCCCGTGCGTTCATCCATACTAATTACACGATGTTTTGGGACAAACTCGTGTCGAATAATATTGATAATAAGAGTATCAAGCCAGAACACCTGAACAAATACCTTATCATTCTTCAAGATTGATTCCAACTGACTTTCAAGAATAGTATCACTACCACTTGTCTTGTTATAACTCTTATCTTTTGTAATAATAACTACTGTATCGTTTTCAGTAATTTCGTATTTGTCTTTCATATCCATTACTAGTGCCTGAATATTAGTGAATTTAATTTTACTATTAAAAAGATACTTAATGTAGCATTTCTTTCCAGCAGTTTCATTTTCTAGAATCATATCTAGAGGCATCAAATCAGCTGTTGCCTTCGCTGGAGAATTTTTATACATAATATCTATTTCAGTTAGAGAGTAATTTGTATATTTGCTAGTATCAAATCCTCGAAGTTCAAGCATTTCAAGGATAACACCACGGCTCTTCTCTAGTTTATTAACGAAGTTCATACTTTTGTTATTTAAATAAAGCAAATATTTTTAAATCAATTTTTTTGCTTTTTGTATTTAAAAAAAATTAGTGATAGATAATCATGAGTTCTAGTGATAAAACAGAATGTATTATATGCTTCGAGGAATTAAGCAATTACTCGGTAGCAATACTTTCCTGTGGACACAAGTTTCATTTACACTGTATTCAAGGTTGGAAGAATACCCAGGGAAAATCAAGTAATTTTACGCGCCTATGTTGTTATTGTAGAGACACAAATGTAGAAATTATTAATATTATAGATGGTAGCAAACGAGACCCTAAAGTAATACTTCCTAAGGGGTCTAGTAAGAGTAGTCTTGGTAGTCTAGGCAGTCTAAGTAGCGAAGGAAGTGTTATTGAACCAGCAAGAGCACATATATATGAACGTCGCCGACAAAGTGTAAATGCTCTTTCATTTGTAAATTATGATACACATCCTGATGATACCCTATTTTGCTGTTGCACTATCTTATAATTTAATTAATAAAAGTATAATTAAATTCTTGTAGATAATTATAATGAATTCATTAAATAAATGTTTAGGTCCCTGCATGAAACACTGCAATCGTAAAAATGCTGTAATTGTATTATCGGTGCTACTCGCAGTTTCAGTTATAATTAATCTATTAATGTATGCACGAATTTACGCCCTTTCTGGAAGCCAACTTATTCCCGCAAGCCAGGCAAAAAGACTTATTAAATCAGGCGATATAACACAAATTGTCGATATTAGAACTGAAACTGAATATAAATTAGGACATTATCCAGATAGCGTCCATCTTCCAGTAAATAAAATTAGTCTTGAAACTGTCGCTGAAAAGAAACTGGACCCATTAGCAGGAACAGTAGTATATTGTAATACAGGACAACGCGCTCGTGTTGCCGCTAATAAATTAAACAAACTTGGATTCAAAGAGGTATATTATATTGATGGGCTCTATACATCTTTAATGTAGGCGTCTAAGTCATCCATGCATACTGTTTTCTTTCCTGTGAAAGTAGAATAAATTGGAAAGTAAGTATCAATATTTTTATTAATTCTATGTTTTAATTCTTTTTTTGTTAAACATTTCTTTCCAGAGAATAGATTTTGTTTTAAAAACATTTTAGCTTTATTCATACTAGAGTTTGAAACTGTAATAAAACTTTCTTTTTTTAATAAATAATAGTTGTTAGTGATTACAAACGCTAGTATTAATGTTGTAAATACAAAAAAATTAACAAAGTTCATTAGAGTTTAATATAAATCTACATTTTATTTAAATTACTACTTCATTTTTTGAAATAGCGCACTTTGGGTTGAGGTATTCGGCCATTTTATCATCAGGTATACGTAATTCTACAGGATTAATACATTCTTCATTAGCTCTTTTACTAAAGGTGTCTTCATTATCAGTAGGAACACATTTACGTTTATTAGATGGTGTAGGTTCTTGTCTTTTTTTGTTTTCAGAAAAGTCTATTTTGCTAAAATCATTAACTTCTCTATTATTAATCTTAATCCATAGGAAATAAAGTGAATATCCTACTATTATAAAC